TTTCTACATTGAGCATATACATTATTCTCATCCCATCTAGTAGATAAAGCTCCGCGGCCTATAAAGTGTCCAGCGTCTGACTCGGTGAAGTGAATTGGTTTCTTACAGGATATACATTGACAGTATCCAGATGAATTATCTGCGTCTCTGCGTCTAATGTATTCGTGAAATGGCTTGTCTATTTTAGTTTTCCAGTATTTTAAAGTTTTCTTTTTTGCCATTGTGAAGTAATTTATAAGAGAAAGAAACGTATAGGATAAAACCCTACTAAAAACCTATACGCTGACTTCCTTCCCTTTATTTAAAAACAGTTTTAAAACGTTATGTAGTATCTTGTTACTTACCTATTGTTTTGTACTTTTCAAGCCCTCTAGAGCCAAAGTATGCAATGTATATACCTAAAAGTAATGATTTAAGTAGCTCAATCCATTCAGCTGGAACATTTACATCTACTACATAAGAATCTAAGTATATTAAGACCACAGTTGTAACAGTTAAAAATATAAGAGATAAAGGTCTTACGTTCTTAGCTAAGTAGCTATCACTATTAGAGTCAGCTACCCATCTTTCTGTTACTGATTCCATCTCAGTCATATCCAACTGCATAACCTGTAAAGCGAATGCTCTTTCTTCTGGAGTCATTCCGTTATCTTTATCAGCTATTACATCTAGAGCACCTTTCCAGTTACCAGTAACCACGTTACCTACAACTTCTGCAGCTTTTTTAAAGTTTATCTTTTGTAAAAATCTACCTATCCTAGTTTTTTTCTCTGGTTTATTAGTATCCATTTTCTTCGTTTATATAGTATTCTATTATATCTGCCATATCTTCACTAACGTTGAATGAAGGACAAGCCTTATTACTAAATTCGTTATGACCGTGAACTGTAGATCCAGGATACTGTTCTAGTAAATCCATTACTAAATACCTCAAAGCTTCTGCCTGGTTTTCTGTTCTTGTATCTTTAGGCTTCATTTTAGAATCTACTCCGCCTACATAACAAACCCCTATCGAATGCTTATTGTGGCCCTTAGTGTGAGCTCCAGATCTCTCCAAGTCCCTACCTAATTCCACGTGACCAGATTGATGTACTATAAAGTGATAACCTATATCACTCCAGCCATTACCTACTACGTGCCAGTCTCTAATAGTGTCTAAAGAAACTTGTCTACCCTCTGGAGTAGCTGTACAGTGTATGATGACTTTGTCAATCTTTCTCATTATTTTATAAAGTTCTTTATTAGGAAAATTAATATAGCAGTAAATACACCTAGAGTCCAGGTAAATATCTTTTTAACATTCCTGTTTATATACATAAGTTTATCTACAGCTTCTTTTAAGTCATTTACTTCAGTAATTAGACCAGTATTATTACTGTATTGATCATCTTCTAAGACACGTAGTATTCTGTCGACTTTTCTGTCGAGCTGTGTCGTTCGTTCGTCCATTGTGGACAATTTCTTTGCGAAGAATTCCATTTTATTCCTATCGTCTTTATTCATTGATTAATTAGAGGGCTCTTTATTTAAAAACAATTATTATTGGTTTACGAAATCGTTATAGTTTATTAACTATTTAACAAGGGACTACATTCAATACCTCACCTGTATATATTGGTGTAGGAAAAGTAAAATCTGGTTTTATTTCTATTTTAGTAAGCCCTACTCTATACCAACCACCTTCTAAAGGGTTAGCTAAGGCTGAATCTGTATATACGAAATCACCTAATACAGGAGTAGCTCCAGCACCATCGTGATAATATGTTTGGTTAAGAGTTAAAGAGCAAGCTGTTGAAGTAGTTCCTTTTACAGATGAAGTAAAGGATGTTACGTTTACAGCATCATTATCATAGCCGTAAAATTCACTCATTTTATGAGGTGCTGCTCCGTCTGGCTTATCAGTAGATCCAGAGTTAACGCTATAAGGCGAAATACTCGTAGACATACCCGCTAAGGAAACGTTACTAGTATTAAAGGCGTAGTTATAGTCATTCTGTAACATCTCTTTAGATATTCCTTGTAAGCTTAACTCACCACTAGAAGGTACTGCCATTTATTTATTGTTTAACATTAATTGTACTAGAGCCTCTAGACGTTCGATTCTAGCGTCTTTTTCTTTACTATCTTCTATAAGCAATCCTACTAATTTCTCGTAGTCTACTGTCTTGTAGATCTCTCCTTCTACAGTTCCTTTTGTCAAGGGTAATTCGTGCTCTCGTACTAAAAACGGAAGTACTTCCTCAACCTCTTGAGCAATTAATCCAATTTCTTTCTGGCCCTCTCTGTTTCCAGCATTCCATTTATAAGATACACCTCGAAGCTTTTTAACGGTCTCTGAGGCATTTTCTATCGTTTCTATGTTATCCTTCAATCTTCTGTCTGAAATGGTCGAAGAATAAGCTATAACATCGTTGTCAAAGTGAGCCACACCGCTACTATTTAACCTAAATTTCTCAGTCTCTCCGATAAACATCTGTATTCCAAGTGAAGAACCTTCTATCCAATGTCCGTCTCCTAAAGCATCTAAGTCACCTAAGTGAAAGTATCCTGTATCATCTATTTGCATCAATCTATCTCCCGATGAATCTACTGTAAGAGAAGATGATTTGATATTACCATTAACCTCTAACTCAGAACCTGGACTAGTCGTTCCAATACCCACGTTACCGTTGGCTAAAATAACCATTTTTGAACTGTTATTGTTCCAAAAGCGCATTACTCCGTTCTCTCTATTTATAATATAGGAATCTACTCCAAATTGTAATAGTTCTAAGCCACTACCTAATGAAGAGCCGCTTCCTGTATCAGTTAATCTCAGCGTTGATCCGTTTCCTGTAGCGTTGATTTGTAGAACTTTACTGTAACTAGTTGTAGGACTATCCGTTCCGATACCGACGTTTCCTCCGTATAATTGAAGAGCTAAGTCTTCATTGCTACTTGTTCCACCAGTGTTTTGAGCTTGAATGTATGAATGAGTATTTCCTGAACCGGAAGTTTCAATAAGTAGCCTAGAGCCAATTGACCCTTGCACGTAATCAGATGTAACTGTTGAAATAGCTCCGTCTACTTCTAAAGCTGTATTTGGACTAGTCGTCCCGATACCTACGTTGCCTACAAAAGAAGAGTCTCCTGTTCCTTGTACTGTTGTAGTTCCTGTAACTGTTAGATCACCAGTTAAAGTATCTGTAGTGTCCTTTAAATACCCTGAAATATTATCAGCGTGAATATTCGTAGCACCTTGGTCAGTTGTCCAATCAATATGCTCGTTTGAAACAAAACCTGTTAGAGTATCGTGATTTAAAACTACAGCCCCTGTAGCTCCATCTACACTAGTAACGCCACCAGTAGGTGAAGATAACTCTGTGAAATCTGCCATAGTTCCCGCAGTTCCACCGTTATGCATATAAGTTTTGTTTTCGTCAGACCTTACTACTACATCACCTTCTTGAGTTGTTAAAGCTAACATATTTACCTCAGAAGATGCAATTTGAACGGAAGTAATGGCTGTAGCTGGTAAATTCGTTATATGAATAGTTCCCGCAGAAGATCCTGTCCAGTCGATGTGTTCATTAGCTACAAATCCAGTTAAATCATCGTGATTGATACCGGAAGACAAATAAGTGTTTGAATCTACCGATCCATCAGCTTTAAGGAATTGAGATGACGTACCTGTAGGAGTTTGGAATCCAGTAGCCTCTATATTGACTGAGCTATCTATCTCAGTAGTACTAATAGATAAAGGAGTTTCGTTTCCCAAACCATCAGTAACTACTTTCTTACTACCTGTAAGATTATCGTTATCTTTTAGTTTAAGTAGTGAGTCGTATGTACTTTTGACTGTTGTTCCTGTTAGTGTAGCCATATATTATATGTTCCAGCCACCGAAGCTGCTGTCTTTTGTTGGTGATAATTCGTCTCTATTGTTCGTTAAGTATTCTGGAAACAGACTAGGATAGTTACACAAGTAGTCTATCATTCTAGTAGCGTAGTGCTGCGCTGTATCTCTAGTAGCTTCCATCATCATAGATATATCTGACTTACTAAGTGTCTCAGCTGATTCGCTAGTATGTTTAAAAACTCCTTTATTGTTTATACTAAACTGACTAAAAGGTAGAAACTCTAGTAAAGCGTATTGCGCTAGAATAGGTTTGATATGATTCTTAATTAATAACTCATAGTCACCTGTTAAAGTGTCGTTGATTATATCTGACTGTAGCTTGTTATATAGTCTAGATCCTAGTAGTTCGTGTACGTGTATATCTTGCGCGATCTCAATGTACTGAATAACTCTATCGAAATCTAGGTTTCCAGATATTGGCGTGTATCTTATAAGATCCTCTCTGCTAATGAAAATTGCTTTACTCATTTTTTATCTTTTTTTACGTCTTTTATTTTTACCTCGGCCGCCCACATAGTTAGGGTGATGTCCTTTGTCCGATCTATCTATTTGAGCTTCGGCTACTCTTTTGTCGTTTTTAAATTTCTTTTTATCTTTGTTAAAACCATCCTTCTTAGCTTCAGCTTGTGATTTACTTACTACTCCATTCATAGCGTTACCTCCCCAGGCTTCACCGTTTAATTTTGATTTCTTAACGTATATACGTCTCTCAAACTTATGGTAGCAATTAACACCGCCTTTGTGTAACCACAGCGAATAAGGTTGTCCGTTATGGCCCAGTCTAGAATTTATACCGTCTTGCTTCATTTTAAGTATATCTTCTTTTCTGTATAGTCTGTCAGCACCTTCCATAGCTCTGCAGAAAGCTCGACCTCCTTTAGATTTTCCGTACTTTCTAGATCCCTGTACATACTTATATCTAACTTTTATAAAGTCAGTGTCTTGTACTGAATCTAACTCCCTTCTATCTGCTGGAGCTGAACTAAGGTTTACAGAGTTAAGAGTAGCGTTAAGCATACCCTCAAAGTCCTCGTCTTCTGTTTCGCCATCATCTATAGTAGCGTTAACTAATGAGTAGTTATCGTCTTCTAGCTCACCTACTTTATTTAAGTAGATTAAGATGTCACTGTATTCTAGGTCTTTTTTACACATATCTATCTCTTATTAATATATAAGTCCATAGCGTAGTTAATCTGGTCAGCTATACTAGAGTCAGCTGATAGGTTAACATCTTTATTGTTTTCTTTTTTATCTTTGTCGCTTGTATTTTTTGCTTCCTTTACAGCTTCTTTATTATCACCTTCTGCATAATCCTCTTCTACTTCTTGGTTTTCTTCTGTGAATTCTACAGGCTGACTAGTTACAAAGATCATCTCTGGCACTTCGCCATTAAGCTCTAGGATCTCTTCTAAGCTATCTAAAAGCTCGTCCTGGAAGTTTCTAATAACTGTAGAATTAAATAGCTGTGATGCTACCATAATCTCGTCAGAATTAGATGCTAGTCCGTTACCACCGTCTTTGATTCCTAATAACATAGGAGACGTTACTCTGTGGCCCACTAATATCTTATGCATAGCCTCGTTAGCTAAGTATTCGTAGTGAGATGGTGCGTCGTTTAAAGATATATCTTCTACACTAGCTTTGTTCTCTGAAGACTCGTTGAAAGCTACAATAACTTTTTGACCTCTAGCTCCTGTTAATTTACTCTTTACATCTCTAGTAATAGCGTCTCTTTCTTGTGCTGAAGGCACTCCGTTATTAAAATTGATAACCTTAGTACCACTAAAAGAATTCTTTGCCTCGTTTAATAAGTAGTCTGCGATTTCGTTCTCTAATTCACAATAAGGTAAAGCTCCAGAGTATCCTACAGGGCTAAAATATGAGTATCCAGATACATAAGGCTTAACGATAAATAACTCGATTGCTTCTTTAGAGTTACCGAATGTAGGTATCTTTCTTAGAGTGTCGTTAGGTGATTTATTGATCCAGTCTGGGTGATAGTAATAGTTCTCTATAACACCTTCTGAATTCATTTTCTCTGGCCTTAGTGTATGTATTGGGAAGTGTTTAATCTTCACTACTTTTCTATTGTTACCAGATCCACTGTAAATAACTTGCATAGCAGACTGTCCTAGCATTTTACGCTCTAGTATGATCTTTTTAAGACATCTATGTCCAACAACACTACGTAAGTCTTTTACTTCCTTAGAATCGATCTCTTTGCCCTCTATGCAGATTCCTTTACCATATATAAGATCTGAAATAGATTTTATAGCTGCATTGTTAGTAGCAGAAGATAAATAGTTCTGGATTAAAAAGTTATAGTAGTTATTGTCTTCACCATAAGCTACATAGTCTTTTTGCTTTTCTTCGATAGCCTTAGGCATATCGTAAGCTGATAAGTTTATTAAGTTTAAATTCATTAGTCTAAAATTGTATAATTATTAGTAGATGCTTTTACAGTATACTTTTCCTCATTTACTGAGAAATTATTAAGATCTTTTGACGTCGTAAAGAATTTACCTCTATAGATTACTTTGCCGTTAGATATTCCTTCTATCAAATAGTGTACTTCATCGTTTAAAGATATGCCTTCATCGGTAAAGTTACATACTAGTCTCTGGTAGTAAGATAATTCAAACATATTAAAATTAGTAGATGGTGAAATAAAAGTAGCTGTAACAGTGTCGTTACCGTCTTGCTTTATAGACCAGGCGATAGGCTGTGTAGCTACTAGAGATCCTTCTAGATTTGTGTTTATGTTTAAAGTCTCCAATCCTGTGTTAG